AACCAGGAGTTCCTTATCAGGACGGTAGTTACAGTTTATTGGTAGGTCATTATTGCCATGAATTAGGAAGAGGTCCAATGACCATTGATCCTTCGATTGATTTAGGCGGAGGTATGGAATTTAGAGCGGTTGTTCTTCTTGCTCATCCTACTCTTTATGTTAAACTCTCAAACGATAGCATTGTGGTTGATCCTTGGAGAGAACACACTTCAGACAAGTATAAAGTTATTCATTACGGAAATACGAGAAAGAACTAAAAAATTCTATCAGTTCTATTTTTGATGTCTTCTTTAAGACGTTCAACGTCTATTTTAAAATCTAATTTTTTGATGGTGTCTTTGAATTCGTTAAGTGTGCCTAAAAGTTTTTTGGCGATGAGATCAGAGTCTCCGTCATTTTTCATTTGACTCTTTATGTCTATTTCCCAAATTCTTCCATCGGTAAATTCAATGATCATTACGTCAACATAAGCGACCGGCATGGTGTCCATATATAAATCTTCGAACACCTCCGGCCACTCTTTTACCAAATGTCTGGGTGGTTTAAAGTATTTCCTATGCACTTGTAGACGCTTCTGCCTTAGTCTTTGTAGACTTTTTCTTAGCAGGTGGGTCTAAATCGTCCGCCTCTCTACGTAATCTCGCAGCCTCTTTGTACATAGCATCTGCTTGGCTACGATAAGATTTAGCAAGATCAGCATCTGTTAAAACTCCTGCAGGTGCGCTTTCAGTTACTGGCTCAGCCGCTGGAGTAGGTGCTGGCTCGGACGCTGCAACAGGTTGTTGACCTGTTCCAGGAGCACCACTGACAAAAGTATATAGATCATCAATTGATACATTCCTTTGTTCAGCAATTAATGCATTAAGATCTGCCAACGGAATACTATTAGTTGGAGTTGGAGTCATAATCACATTATCAGTATCTACTTTTTTCAATCTGTTTTCATAATCCAACGCTCTCAACATTGGTCTTCCATCTGGAAATTGTCTAATGAAAAGTACTTCGCCAAGTTCAAATGCTTCTTGTGCTGCATCACTTTCGATTACTTTCATAAGGCTATCGTGTTGCGCATCACTCAATTGTGCTGTTTGTACAACTAAAGCCTTATTAGATTCCCCAGGTACAGTTCTGAAAGCAACGGCAACTTTTTCGCCGGTGTTTTTCATTTTTCCTACGTGCTTATATTCTTTAGTCATTACTTCGATTCCTTTTCAGCGTTTGCTGATTGTTCTTGTTGTTGTTCTTGCTGTTTAGTAACATGATCCAAGAATGATGTAAGTTTATTATATGTTTTACCTACTGCTTCAAGTTCATTTGCTCTAAAAGCACCCCTTTGTGTTGCAATATCAATAATGCTTTTTACAGCATTAAGATCGCTAACATTTAAATCTGGCGCAGCATTAGTTGGCTGTGCTGGATTAGGCACAGTTCCACTCTGTGCTGGCGCAGCATTCTGTTCTGCGGCTGCTTCTGGTTTTTTAACATCTTCAGACATTTAGTTTCTCCTTGTTATAAATGGACATGCTAACATAAAGTATGTTAGTTCTTTTTGATCTTCAAACCCCACAAAAGTGGAAGTTTTAAATTTGTCCCCCGAATCAATTGCTGGACATTCAGTCAAACAATATCTTCCTTTTAATTTTTTACTGATCCATTTTTTAATGGAATCATTATTTCTTTCACTTAATAAAATTTGCATTCTTGAAAAATGCGGAGGCATGGTCTGCAACTCTCTTTTTCTAAGAATGTCAATTGGATTAAGTTCTATCATCGTAAAATATTTATTAACTGCTACTATTAAGACTTCTAATCTTGGCTGAGTCTTTTGGATAGTGCTTTGTTGTACCCCATTTTTTTAACATCGCCCGAAAACAAATACAGTTCAAATGCTGCTTTTTCTTTCAAAACGGTTATTGCTTTCTTAGTAATATAATAAGGTGAATCGATAAAATTGTCAAGCCATAATAGCACTTGTGGAGTAATTGAAAAGTCTTTTGGAAAATCTACTTTATAGGTTTTAATTTGGGCACTTGATTGAATAAATTTAATGGCTTCATCGGTTAATCTTAAACCACCCGACTCCTTATCTCTAACATTCCACCACCACTCTACTCTCTTCTTCTTTAAATCTTCTTCTGTAATTTCTTTTGAAGGGGCTTCTGCGTTTATGAATATTTTTGTGTAAGTGTCTTTAATATCCATTTCACTTTTCTTTTTCTCCGGTATTTAATTTATATACAGAAAAGTCTTCGCACTTAAAGAGTCTGTTAAGTTTTTTGGCAAGATTGCGAGCGTGTCCTGGATTTGAAAATGATACTTTTTTGTATTTTGGACCCGGATAACTGGAAACCATACTTCCACTTTTTAGGTTGAATGGCTTGTCCTGATAAAACACTGCCCAGATGGCTTCGCTCTCAAGAATCTGTTCTACTTTATATGTCTCTCGATTAGTGTGTTCGAGAATAATCTTTGGTTTTGGTCTACTCATATATACGTCAATTCCTAATTAACTACGTATATATTTATCTTTTTTTAGAAAGAGCCCCCATCAAACTTAACGTCAACTTCTGTGTTTTGTCGCTTTATTTCGGATAGTAAAGAGTGTATTTCCTGTACTGTAGAGCCTAATTTAGAAGTTAGCAAGGCAAGTTCTGAAGTAAGATCTCTGGCTTCTTGTATGGATATTCTTATTTCCTTTTGTTGGCTTTTATCAGCAACTGAAATTCTCTGAAGAAGTCTTTCTACTGTAGGAAGTGTATTAGGTAGGCTATTTGTTGACACTGCTCAATACCTGCTTCATTTCAATATCTGTCTTAAAAGGGCCTCTATACTCATAACGTTGTAGAGTAATTAGTTTAGGGCAGAATGATTTTACCCATCCCTTTTCAAAGCGTATTACATAATACCCTGCACAATAAAGACTCTTTGAATCCTTGCTCTTTGTAAACAGTGGAAGTTTCTTTTGAATATCATACATTGCGTTATGAGGGTTGGTGCTTGTAGAAAACCCATGAACTTCTTTTGGATTGGCATTATCTGCTTCCTTGATAATCTTGGCAACAAAAAAATCATTACCAAATTGTTCAGTTAAACTTTTTTTATTATTATAAATCTTTACTCCGTCTTTATTACTAAGAATAAATTTGTTCTCTTCATTCTTTCTAAGTGTAGCAATTCTTACACCGTTATCTTCGACGATCCAAAATTTATTATCAATTACAGGTTTTGCTTGAATTAATGTCATCGTTATCCTCCAACCACGGGTTGAATCGCATCATCATACCTTGCGTTCAATGGTTCTGCATAAGCCTGTGCCTGATCTGAAATCTTTTTCAAATCATATAAATGGCAGAATTTCATAAGCCTTATACCTACTTGACTAATGTTCTTATTAGCAGAAGTTGCCGTTTTTATTGTTTCTTTAATAAGTTCTTTAATATTCTCTGGTTGTGCTGTAAGATCAATTAATGTTTTATTTCTTTCATAGTCTTCTAAGACTCTGTGTTCAACACCATTATGATCAACCCAACGCTGTAACATAAGGTTGTTCCAACTAAATCCTTTAGTTTGTCTATCAGCAAATGCTTCCATCAATCCTACTTTATTTTTAGTACCTTTCTTACGCACACCTGGATATGCACTAAACACATTATCACTGGTGTCACCTCTCATGCATTTTTCAAACAGTAACCACTCAGGATCTGGAGCAGGCTTAGGTTCTTTAGTTTTTTTGTCAATTACGAGTTGACCTTTCTTATCAAAGAAACCTTCATGTGTTGATGTTATCTCTTGCACACCGTTGTATAGTTTTACATTAGGTGCAATTAATTGTTGAAAGTCTGTGTCTGTTGAAATAATCACGTGTTCGCTATCAGGATGTTGCTGTATCCATCCTGCAATAAGATCATCTGCTTCCAGTTGTGGATGCTGTAACACCGTACAGTTAGTCTTATCTGTTACGAATTCCTTAAATGTATCAAATGCCTCCCAAAACACAGCATCCTCTTCTTGCTGTTTTTCTGTTAGAGCATCACGTGCTTCTTGACGGTTACGCTTGTATGGCTCATAGTGATCCTTACGCCAACTGCGTCCTTCAAGGCAGAATACTACGTGACTACCATTAAAGTCTTGCCAAGCCTTCTTGATGCTGTTTAGCGTGATATGAAAAGCCATGCCCAACTTAATGTCAGCATCACCATTGATTACATGCCTCGCACGAAAGAACGTGTTCGCAGTATCTACTATTATATGACACATTTTACTCATTATCTCTTTTAATAGCACTGGCATCTATGCTACCAGTGTCAAGTGGTCCTCCGTAGTCACCATCGACTACAACGTTTGCACAAAGTTCTCGGAACCAGCGATCAACAACTTCCTCATCCTTGTCGCCTTCTACTCCGTAACCCTGTTGTTTTAATTGTACTATGAAATAGTCATTCCAGTCAAGTTCAAAAAAGCCATTTCGAACATTTTCCTTATTAACGTGAGTATTCAAAACACCCACCCAAGGTTCCTTCTTCATCGTTGCCTTTTCCTTTTCTGTAAGTCCAGGCTTGGATGTGTCCGGCTCTTTCTTCTTGAACATTTTCTTTATAAAGTCCATACTCATTCCTTATGTTCCGATCGCATTACCAAAAAGATAAACATGAACCCTTGCCGCCACGTTGTATCCTCTTTGGAAAGCCATCTTAGCAACTGCTCCGGCCGTTGCTGTTTGTTCTTCTTCTCTGGCACCAACGGGCATTACCCATATTGGATAATCAACACCCTGTGCCTTAAATTGTGCGATGACACTCTCCATCTCATCCCACTGTTGCTGTTCGGAACCTACAACAAATTTTAGTTGTCCTCTGTCACTCAAACTTCTGTATTCTGCTACCACTTCAGGCTTAATCGCCTTCTTCGCAGTCTCACCTGCCACCGTCCATAGTTTAGGACTCACACTGAAGAACAATTCAACGTCCTTGGTAACTTCGTTATCCACGTGCCAAAAGTCCTTGAACTCCTGTGTCAGTGCCTGTGTGCCGTTAGTTTCAAACGTAACGCTCGCAGGCATGTTGTTTAATCTTTTAAATTCTGTCATGATGCCAATGAATGCTTCCTGTGCGTGTTTCATTAGCGGCTCACCGCCCGTAACACAGAAGTGTTGTCGCTGTCCCGTAACGGGATGTAGAAACAATCCATCTGGATTACTATCCGTTCTAAGTGTGTCAATTAGTTGATGTGCAAGTTCAACTGCGGTCTTTTGCCCCATTAGGTGCTTGAACTTCTTGCTCCACGTGTAACTGCTGTCACAACCCTTATCCCATACAGGCAAATCTTCAACACGAGTTACCGTGCTTGTGTCAAACTTTTCAAACGGCAAATCATAAGTATCAGGATTAGTAGGATCAGTCTGTCCAAAACCATTACACTGTAGATTGCACAAAAAGAAACGCACCCAAGCAGTGGGCACACCCGTGTAATGTCCTTCACCCTGTATGCTGTGAAAGATTTCGCTATAGTAATATTTCTTGTCAGTTGCTATTGTCATTGTCTATATTATACGCTTTCTGTCCTGAATTGTCAAGAACTTTCTTGAGTGACCACGTGCCATTGCCGTTATCAGCCCAATCCAAAGTATCTCCAATTTGCCATCCAATTGATTCAAGCATATCCGGGGGAAGTGGCAAAACCAAATTGTCCTCATCCTCCGGATCCTGCTCCACTGTTACGGTCCAAGTCTTGGACATGTTTCAACTCCTTATTCGATGAAGTATTTTTTCAAGACTGACAGTTGATCATCATATTCCGCAATGATTTTCAACTCCTTCTCGATCGCTTCCAAAATGTCTGGATGCTCACCAACGCCCGCAGCACGTTTTAGATAGACTTCAACGTTCATAGAGTGTTTGGCAATATGACCTTCCGCATGCTGTTTAATAGCGTTGATCATATTATCTCGATTGTATTCCTTAGCCATTGTTTTCTCCTTTTAACACCCTTCACCATTCACAATGTCTTCTATGTCCATTTGTGATGGATCGGGTTCATTTTTTCTGTAATTGCCCTTTTCGGGTATTACGTGTCGTACTCCACCCCGAGGATCTTCCATGTCACCCTTGCGGCGTGGGATTAGATGTACGTGTGGCCACATGACTGTTTGTCCTGCTGCCTCACCGATGTTCTGCCCCAAGTTATAGGCATCACAGTATCCCCTTTGCACCCAATCGTAACCCCAGGCATATGCGGCCTTGTAACAGGCAGCAAGTTTATCCCAGGTTTCTTCCTTGGGCACAAAAAGAATGTGTCCTTCCGTTACCGGAAAACCATCCTTAAAAACGGTAAAATCTCTCGTGTCAATCACGATGTCCGTCCAAGGTATATCCTTAAATTCCATTATTCAGTCTCAACCTCTGCAATGTGTTCCTCGAATTCCTCATAACCATACCAAGACTTTAGGTCCTCCGCAAAGTCATCATCCTTCTTGGCCCACTGCCAAATGGCGTCCTGTTGGTCTTGTTTGAGTTCATTGAAACTGGCTCGGAAGTATCCTGCCTGCTCGGCGCTGGCTTCCTCACGAAGTTCTTCCGCTGCCGCCCAATCCTCTTCCTCATCACTCTCACTCAATTCGTCAGCCTCAACCCAACTGTCCCAAGCGGCTGAGTGTGCTTCTTCATTTAGATTGCTTATGATGCTATGAGCCTCATCCTTGCTTATTGTCATTCATGTACTCCCTTTTGTACCATTTATAAAATTCTGGATTCTCATTAAAAATTAGTGGAATTTGATCCGCCGGAACCTGCTCGGTTCTAATGCAGGTTGCGAGTGCTTCCCAATCTTCCTTTCTGTAGATAACCTTGATTGCCATCTAAAACCCCCTACCTCTGTTTATTTGATATACCTTTGGACCGGGTGTTGTAAATTCAAAACCCATCTTGTTGCCAACATAGACTCTACCATTGTATTCCATGTGAATCTTGTTTGTTGCTAACCAAATATCTAAAAATTGTTTTTCTTCAAATCTTTCAACTTCCGCTTCTGCTACCTTGTCATTGTCAGTGCAGGTTACGGTGCAGGTCTTATCGTATTCTGTTGGCATTAATATTCTCCCACGTTTTCCCAAGGATAAACCAACCAACAGTCTTCCTCGGCTTTATTAACTTCATCACAGTAGTATGACACACCGTCAAAACCACTTGATAAGTTTTCTGTTAGTACTGCGAAGCGAACATTCTCACCCCAAATTTGATCCCACACGGGAGAGTTAGGTAAGCAACTGCCACGCCAATCTTCCTTGATCCAATTGAATGTAGAACCTGTATCGTTGATATCATCAACGATTAGAATGTTCTTGCCCATTGGAGTATTCTTAAACTGTCCCATCTCCGGAGCATATGATCCGTCTTCGTCATATCCGTAGGCATCTTCACTCATCCAAGCATTTGTTTCGCTGCCATGTCCGCTGTCATCACGCAAACTAACCTTTAGTGCTTCACAGCGTATGCCAGTCATGTTTGAAATGATTGTTGCGGGAACATTACCACCACGTGTAATGCCAACAATATAGTCTGGCTTCCAGTCGTCCTTATACATCTGTGTGACAATATTTACACACATTTTTTCCACGTCCTGCCAGGAGTAATAAACTTTTTTAACCATTTTGTGCCTCCAGTGAGAAATCAATCTTCTTTACATTTGCCCAACGGAAACTTCTCCAACCTTTTGCATTCACATCATAAACTGTGCAGGTCTTGTCTTCTTTTGGTTCTTCCATTTCCTTTAGTGGATGTGTGTCCTTGAGTTTAGGACTATGTTCCTCTGGAATGGATTCTTCCTTGAGTGTGCAGGTCATCACACGCTCATCACCATTTACTTTTGCAAAGGTAACAACAACATTCTGTTCGCGAAGCAGTGTTCGCAGCCACTCCTTGCTTTCTACGGTATCAAATTCTTTATGTGTTTCTTGCATTCAAATATTCCTCATTGTGTATCCACTTGTAACCACGGTCCATGTCTTCCGTATCAACGTATGGAAGGAATCCCCATTCTTTCTGTTTCCTACCCATGAAGAATAGGCTCCAGCACGGAATCTCATTTCCCTCTTCATCCTTCTCTAGTTCAAGCCAGTGTAGATCATCTGCTGATCTAATGCGGAAGTGTCCAGGTCCTCTCCATACTCTGGTGCTGCCTATCACGCCTCCCGTTGTTTCGTTGGTTAGTGGAATGTGTTCCCAGTATCCACCCTTTAGGATCAGTGTTGCATATCCCCAGGGATGATCGTGTAGCACGGGTTCATCACTTACCATTACCTTGTGCAGTGTAATGTTGAAAGGAAAACGATTCCTGTCCTTTAAAAAAACATAATAGCGGTCAAGATATGGTATCTTGCCGTCTCTGTCATATATGGTTCGCTTGCGACCAATCTTATCAAGCAGTTTCAAAAACATCAATGCCTCTTTCTTTTAGATAGCGTTTCAGTTCCTTGTCCGTGGGCTGAACGCCATAGTTTTGCTTGAAAAATATCTCGTAACTGTCACTGCCATACTTTCCAATGCCATATAACATTGTAGCATCGTTTCCGTCCCATGTCAAGTAGTCTTGTGACATTTGGCGCAGAGCACGTTCTCGCCTGTTATAAAAGCCCAATTCTCGTATGATTTCTATTACTTGTTCTGGTGTGCTTTTTAGGAACTTTCGTGGAGTATTCCATTTGGATAGGAATTTTGGAAGCACTCGCTTTACCTGCACTCGATCAGTTTGGTTGAGCATGATCACACCAACCATGTGTTGCCAGGAACCGTCTATCTGTTCCTGCACCATTAGATCATCACGCAAGGGTTTTCCAGGGCTGAACTTTCGCATATACTTCCTTTACTCTCTTGTTATATTCGTCCTCGTTAACAGCAAGATTATTTAGGTGCTGTTTCCAAATCCTTTTCATATCGTCCGATATGTTTGGATTTGCAAGAATTAATTTTAAACTCTTACAACGCTTCTGCTGTAGTTCTTCCGAATAAGGTCCCATAGTCTATTCCTTTCATTGGACAGTGCTTCCTGCTAAGCCTTACCTTGTGAGGAGTAAGGTTATGCAGTGTGGTCATATCGACTAACTTAATACCACGCAAATTGTACATCAGTGCTTCATTAGGTGTTAGAATCTTAATGTCCTTTTGTGTCTTCTGTGGTTGCACGGCATACACTCTTTCCTCATTAAGATTCATTATACCAATTCCTCTGCAATGCCCAGTATCTCAGCCGCAGCAAGAG